GCAATCCTCGCTGACGCTGTACCACCAGAATTACGAGCAGCTCACCCTGCAGTTCGACGGCAGCAATTTCCGCGTGGTCGCCACGAGCCCCGCGACCGCCTCGTCGAACGGCATGTCCCCCGCCACCGGCACGCCGTCGTCGAGCAGCGCCCAATGCCAGACCGGCCAGCTCCAGTTCGACTCGAACTATCTCTACGCCTGCACCGCCCCCAACACCTGGAAACGCACCGCCTGGTCCAGCTTCTAGCGCACCGGCCGCGCAGCGGCCAAAAAAACATCTCACCACGAAGGACACGAAGGTTTCACGAAGGTACACGAAGGCGGCGGTGCGGCTGATTCGCCTTCGTGCCCTTTGTGAGTCCTTCGTGTCCTTCGTGGTGAAGAGTTCCTTCTCACTGCCTCACCGTCTCGTTGTGAACCACTTGCATCAGGAGCAACACGCATGCCGGATGGCGGCAAACGCACGCCTCTCTCCGCCTCCTACAGCTGGGGGCAATCGGGGCTGGAGGCGCAGTTCGCGACCGTGTTCCAGCCGCGCGAGGGCATCTTCTCGCCCGGCTATCCGCTCGCGCCGCCCGAGCTGGCGCCGTTGCGCCTCCGCGATTTTCCGGTCGGCGTCAACACGATCACGACGCCGCGCGCCTACGAGCCGATCTCCTTCGCCGAGCTGCGCGCGCTCGCCGATGCGCACGACATCACGCGGCTCGCGATCGAGACCCGCAAGGACCAGCTCGAAAAACTCGACTGGGCCATCAAACCCAAAGACGGCAAGCCGCGCGACGCGAGGCGCCCCGCCGCCGATGCCCGCCACCGTGCCGATCGCCTCGCGCAATTCTGGCGCCGCCCCGATGGCGAGCGCCCCTTCGCCACCTGGCTGCGCGAGCTCCTCGAAGACCTGCTGGTGCTCGACGCACCGGCCCTCGAACTGCGCCGCAACCGCGGCGGCGATGTCATCGGTCTCGATGTCGTCGACGGCGCGACGATCAAATTGCTGATCGACGACACCGGCCGCCGCCCGAAGCCGCCGGCCCCGGCCTTCGAGCAGATCATCCACGGCCGCCCGTGGAAGCTCCTGACCGCCGACGAGCTCCTCTACCTGCCGCGCAACCCGCGGCCGCACAAGGCCTACGGCTTCTCGCCGGTCGAGCAGATCGTCATGACCGTCAACATCGCGCTGCGCCGCCAGGCGATGCAGCTGCACCATTTCACCGAGGGCAATGTTCCGCCCGGCCTCCTCAACGCGCCGGACGGCTGGAATGTCGAACAGATCCGCCAGTTCCAGGAATGGTTCGACAGCGTGCTCGCCGGCAACACCGCGGCGCGCTCGCGCCTCGTCTGGGGCCCCGCCGGCACCAGGTACCAGGCCTTCAAGGAGGCGCCCTATAAGGACGAGTTCGACGAGTGGCTGGCGCGCATCGTCTGCTATGCCTTCTCGCTGCCGGCGACCGCCTTCACCCGCCAGGTCAACCGCGCCACCGCCGAGCAGGCGCAGGAGGCGGCGCTCGCCGAAGGGCTGGCGCCGCTGATGGGCTGGGTCAAGCGCCTCGCCGATCATGTGATCCAGGACCGCATGGGCGAGGCCGATCTCGAATTCGCCTGGATCGATCTCAGGCCCGCCGATCCCGCCGAGCAGGCCCGGATGCTCGACCTCTACGTCCGCGGCGGCATCTACACGATCAACGAGGCGCGCGACGTGTTGGGCTTCGACCCCGTCCCCGGCGGCGAAACCCCGCTGATCTACACCCCCGCCGGCGCCGCCCCGCTCGCCGCCCCGAAGTAACGCTCACCAATTACGCGTCCCGGCGCAAGCCGGGACCCACTCGTCAGCTGTCTCGGAAGCGGATCAATGGATCCCGGCTATCGCGGGCACGCCAAACTTGAGCAACGCGTGGAACGCAGCAGTCGACGCTATTTCACAATGAGGCGGTGAGAGTTTCTCGCGCGCGCAGCGCGCAATTGAACAACGCTTTAGCGCGAAGGACGCAAAGGATACGCAACGGACGCGATGGCGGCTCAGCCGTCGCAGCGCCTTCGCGTCCTTTGCGTACCCATCGCGTCCTTCGCGCTGAATTTTCGGGGCGCTTAGCGCCCCTTTTTTCTCACCGCCTCACCGCCTCACTGGTGAAATTCCTTTCGCCCGCAACCCGAAATTCGGAGCTTCCTGAATGCGCATCTTCACCGCGGCGCCGGCCTGCGCGCTGATCCTGGCGCTCGCCGGGGCGGCGCAGGCCGCCGAGATCGTCGCGCCGACCAGCCTGCCGCTCGCGCAGACCGTCATCGCGCTTCCCGCCAATACCGACACGGTGCTCGGATCGAGCACCAGCCGCCGCTACCTGTGCCTGATGAACATCGGCACCGGGCTGGTGACGCTCGGCTTCGATGCTGCGGCGGTCGCGGGGTCCGGCTGGGCCCTCGAAGGCGCCACCACGGCCGGTCATCAGGGCGGCTCGATGTGCTGGGACGGCGCCACCGTCGCCGCCGGCGCGGTGCACGCGATCAGCGCCGCCGGCTCGACCCTCGTCGTCCTGGAAGGCCGCTGACCCAATGAGCATCGTCAGCGCGCGCAGCGCGCAATTAGAAATTTACCGCAAAGACCACGCGAAGGACGCGAAGGCGCATCAACTGCTCCGCTGCCATCGCGTACCTTTGCGCATCCTCCGCGTCCTTCGCGTTAAAGCGTTCTCCTCTCAATGTCTCGTGGTCTCATTGTCGATCCTGTTGGCCGTTGCGGCTGTAGAGGCGCGCGCCGACGCATCGTTTCCGTCGCCGCTCTACCCCGACGCCTCGAACGCGGCGCAGCCGGGGGCGGCGCAGAATTTCGGGATCGGGCTCGGCTCGGCCCTGGCGCCCGGCGCCACGGCTCTCGCCTCGGGCGGTTCAGGCTACGCAATCGGCGACACGCTGACCCTCGCCTGCGCCGGCTGCACCTTCACGACCGCGCCGATCGTTGCCATCACCTCGGTCGCCAGCGGCGCGATCAACGGCTGGGTCGTGACCCGGCCCGGCCTTGCCACAAAGCTGCCGGCCAACACACCCACTCCGACCTTGACGCCATCCGCCACCTCGGGCGCCGGTTCGGGCGCCAGCTTCACCGGCGCCTTCGCACCGCTCGCCGCCGGGCTCAGCATGGCGTCGCTGTCGAATACCGGCGGCAACGCGACCAACGGCAATCTGTTCCTGACCGCCGAGAGCCCCGATCCCGGTCTCGCCGGCGCCGAGAACACCTTCGGCGGCGACCGCGCCGGCGGTCATTTCACCGGCGCCAGCACCGCCAACACCGCCTTCGGCCACAACGCCTGCGGCATCGGCGGCGCCGGCGCGTTTCTCGGCAATTACAACACCTGTCTCGGCGACGATGCCGGGCGCAACCTCTACCGCGCCGGCGGCCTGCCGCTGAACGGCATCACCGCGATCGGCCAGGCGGCGCTGCGCAACGCCAACGGCGCCGCCGGCTTCTCGACCGCGCTCGGCCAGGGCACCGGCCTCTCGGTCACGACCGGCAATAACCTGACCTTGCTCGGCGCCCAGGTCGCCTCGACGACACTGACGACGGGCCACGACGATGTCGTCATCGGCACCAACGCGTCGTGCGATACCGGCAGCGCCGGCGAGAGCAACGCGATCCATCTGTGCGCCGGCTCGACCGATGTCCTGACGATCACCGGCGCCGGCACGCCCTCGACCTCGTCCGCGACCCTCGCCGGCAATCTGACGGTGGCGGGCACGATCACCGGCGCCAGCACCTTGGCCCGCTCGTTCCGCAGCCCGTCGAACCCGGCCGGCACGACCTCCTTGACCGGCGTCATGATGGGGCTCGCCGGCACGGTTACGCCGGCGGTCACCGGCAAGGTGCGCTTCACCGTCACCGGCTCCGGCAACAACTCGACCGCCGGCGACGGCTGGATCGTGCAGCTGCGCTACGGCACCGGCGCCGCGCCCTCGAACGGCGGCGCGCTCGCCGGCGCCACCTGCGGCCAGACCAAGAAGACCGTCGGCGGCACCGCCACCAACGCCTTCACCGCCGATTGCTACGTCACCGGGCTCAGCGTCAACACCGCCTACTGGTTCGATTTGATGCTTGAAGCCGTCACCGGCGGCACCGCCACCCTGTTCTTCATCGACATGGTGGCAATCGAGGAAAGCTGACGCCCACCGCGCGCGCAGCGCGCAATAATCTTCACCACGAAGGGCACAAAGGACGCACAAAGGACACGATGGCATTGGAACGGCTGCATCTTCCTTCGTGTCCTTCGTGGCGTCCTTTGTGTCCTTCGTGGTGAAGGGTTTTCTTCTCGCTGCCTCGCCGTCTCATTGTGACATCACGGGAGAAGTTGATGCGGTTCTACTGGCCGATCGCCAAGCTCGATCACGAACAGCGCATGGTGTGGGGCTATGCCTCGACCGAGGCCGAGGACGAGCAGGGCGAAGTGATCCGGCGCGACGCGCTGGCCGCCGCGCTCGCGGATTACATGCGCTTCGCCAACATCCGCGAGATGCACCAGCCCTCCGCGGTCGGCATCGCCGAGGAGGCGGCGGTCGACGAGCGCGGCCTCTATCTCGGCGCCCGCATCGTCGATGCCGACGCCTGGGACAAGGTCGTCGCCGGCGTCTACAAGGGCTTCTCGATCGGCGGCCGGGTCACCGCCCGCGACCCCGCCGACCGCAAGGTCATCACCGGCCTCAGCCTGACCGAAATCTCGATCGTCGACCGCCCGGCCAACCCCGAGGCGGTGTTCGATTGCTGGAAACGCGCCCCCGAGCCCCCCGATGCCGTAGGGCGGACGAAGTCCGCCTACACCGGCGGCGCCATCGCGGCGGACCGCGCTTCGCTCGTCCGCCCTACACCCGAACCCGTAGGGCGGACGAAGTCCGCCGAACCCAGCGTGCCGCCCGCCGCCGGTGTCGAACCCGCCATCCGGACCGCCGGCGTCCCGCCGGCATGCCGGCCAGTGGATCAAAGACTTGGGGCCGGCGCTCCTGGGCGACTGCGCGTGCTGCTCGCCGAGTTGTGCGGATTGCTCGATGATGACGAGGCGCTCGCCGCTCTTGCCGTGCCCGACACCTTGCGCAAGCAACGTCCCACCGAGACGGAATCGTTTGCCGCGAGCCTCGCCAAGCTCGCCGACGACATCCTGCCGCGCCTCGACGCGCTGCAGCGCCGGGTCGAGGATATCGCCAAGACGCCCTTGCCGCCGCTGACTGCTTCGCGCGGCCTCTCGGCGATCGCCAAGCGCGACGACGCCACCGGCATCTTCGCCGCTGGCGAAGATATCGTCACCGCGCTCGCCCGCATGACCGACGAGGAACGCACCCTGACCCTGATCAAGGCCGCCCACGCCACCTCCATCCGCCCGCTGCGTTAGCGGCACAATGAAACCCTCTCCCGCATTGCGGGAGAGGGAGCTCTTTTTGCGCTACGTCGACACGACCAAAACCACGAAGCTCGTCGAAAAGAACGGGCGTCCCGGCGAAAGCCGGGACCCACTTATCCGAGGCATGAGCGGCTGAAGAATGGGTCCCGGCTTTCGCCGGGACGCGGCGCAATCAGCGCGCGCGGCGCGCAACCAAACCACTTATCGCAAAGAACGCGAGGGTCACGCAAAGGAACGCGATGGCGCTTCAGCCGCTGCGCCGCTTTCGCGTCCTCTGCGTATCCTTCGCGTCCTTTGCGTTGAAGCGTTTCTTTTTGCCCGGCCTGCGGCCGGGCTTTTGTTTTCCGAAGGAGGAAAATCGATGAACCCGACCCAGGACACGCTCGATCTCGTCAAGGGCGCCCTCGCCTCGCCCGACGACGCCCTCGCCAAAACCATCACCACCGGCGCCGGCCTCGTCGCCTACGATCTGCAATCGCCGGCCAAGAACCTCTACCCGTTTGTGACGCCGCTGCGTAACGCCATCCCGCGGGTCGGCGGCGGCACCGGCACGGCGACCAATTGGCGCCAGGTGACGGCGCTGATCGGTTCCGGGTTCGACGCGATGGGCTGGGTTCCGGAGGGCCTGCGCTCCGGCCAGATGTCCTACACGACCGCCTCGAAATCCGCCTCTTTCGTGACGATCGGCGAGGAGGACGCCGCCACCTACGAGGCGATCGGCGCCGGCCGCCATTTCGAGGACATCCAGGCGCGCATGACCTTCCGCCTGCTGCAGAAGATGATGCTGAAGGAGGAGATGGCGATCCTCGCCGGCAACGCGTCC